AGTTAGAACAGTTAACAATGTTAATGGTAGTTCTGTTAAATTTCAAAAAGTTGCAAAAGGTACTGCAAACACTAAAGCAAGACATGCTGAAGTAGTTGCTATGGATCTTGCACACAGCAATGTGTCTGCAACTTTAACTGATTATTATGCAGCAGATTACGTTGACAAGTTAGACGAGCTAAAGGTAAACATAGACGAAAGACAAGTTATAGCACAATCAGCAGCTTACGCATTAGGAAGAAAAACTGATGACGTAATTGTTAATGAGCTGAAAGGTGCAACTTCAGTAGCAAACAACATAGGTGGTTCAGCAACTGGTATGACTTTGATTAAAGCAACAACAATGATGGAAACATTTAATACAAATGATGTTCCTGATGATAATCAAAGATATTGGGTAGTAGGGCCAAAACAATGGTCTAACTTACTAGCAGTAGATCAATTCAGTAGAGTTGAATACGTTGGCCCACAAGACCTTCCATTCGGAAATGGCATAACTGCCAAAAGATGGTTAGGATTCTTATGGTTTGTTCATTCTGGTTTAACAGTAGCAACTGACAGACAAACTTTAGCATTCCACAAAAGTGCTTTAGGTTTAGGTGTTGGTACTGATGTTAAAACTGAAGTCAACTATGTTCCTGAAAAAGTTTCACACTTAATCACTTCAATGATTTCGTTGGGAGCTACAACAATCGATGGTGATGCAGCTAGAGTTCAGCTGTGTGCCGAATAATAATAGGATATAGATTATGGCTTATGCAATAGACAATCCTATCAAAAAAATATCTCAAATGGGTGATAAAAACTCAATGTGGTATTATACCGATGGTGATGCAATTACAGTAATGGATAACGATGATTATTTTATCTTATCACACGCTGAATTGAAAGCAGGAGATTTAATAATTTGTAATAGTGGTGGTTCAAACGCTGTGGTAGATATTTTAATAGTATCTGTTCACGATGGTGGAACTAACCTTAATACAGTTATTTTAGCTTAATACAATATAACTTTGGGGGATCTTGCCGAGAGGTATTTCCCCCTTATGTTTTTTATATAAATTATGGCAACAACAAATATAGACTTATGTGCAAGAGCATTGATTATGATAGGAGCAAGTCCTATTTCTTCTTTTTCAGATGGAAGCACAGAAGCATTAGTTGCGTCTAATATCTATGAAGATATTGCACAATCGTCTTTAACAAGACACAGATGGAAATTTGCTACTAATCAAAAACAATTATCACTATTAACCACAGTACCAGAAGGAAGATATGATTATGCATATCAATTACCTGCTAGTCCTGGCGTACTACAAATCAATACTTTAACAGTAAATGATCATGTAGTTTCTTATTCAAGATATAAAGATATGATTTATATCAATTCTTATGGAGCAAATAGTAAATTAATTTTAGATTATATTTATAGAGTAGGAGAAGATTATTTTCCTCCTCATTTTAGGTTAGCATTAATATATGATCTTGCTTCTGTATTTGCAGGATCAATAGCTAGAGATACAGCTATGATTAGAGAATTTAAAACTTTAGCTGATAGACAATTTTTAATATCTAAAAATATAGATGCAGCAGAAGTAACTAATAAAAAAATTAATACTTCTAGATTTATTACTTTAAGAAACTCTACAAGAAGCAATGTATAATGGCGAGAAAATTAAAAACTGTATTAACCAATTTTTCATCTGGAGAGCTTAATCCATTATTAGCTGCTAGAATAGATATTCCTGCTTACACAAATGGTGCAAAGCAATGTAGAAATTTTTCATTGTTAGCAGAAGGTGGTTTAATGAGAAGACCAGGTACTGAATATTTAGCAACATTACCAGCTGCTAAAACTAGATTAATACCATTTGTTTTTTCAGATGATGAAGTAGCTATTATTGTTTTACAACAATATAAATTTACTATTTATGATATTAGTGGAAATATTATTCAAGCAGCTACAGGAAGTGCAAACACAACACCATGGACACAAAGTCAATTAAATGAATTAACTTTTGCACAATTTGGAGATACAATTTTTATATCTCATTCACAATGGAGAACTGTAAAAATATTTAGATCTTCAGCTAGTAGTTTTGTTGCATCTTTTTTTGATTTTGATGAAGACACAACTATTACACAAGGTAGTCATAATAAAAAACTATTACCATTTTATAAATATGCAGCAAGTAATGTAACTTTAACATTATCAGCAAATACAGCTGGAACAGCTAGAACTGTAACAGCAAGTGCACCTTTTTTTATTAATCCACTTAATTCAAGTATAAACGCAGCACATAATGGTAGATTACAAATTAAAGGAAAACAGTGTGTAATAACAGCTCGTACATCTGATACTGTTGCTGTTGTAACAATCTTAGAAGATATTGGAAGTAATGGCCCTCATTTTGATTGGCAAGAACAACTTATATCTGACACTCGTGGATATCCTCGTGCTGTAACTTTTCATGCTAATAGACTTTGGTTTGGTGGAATAAAATCAAAACCTGCTGCTATATTTGCATCAAGAACAGCAGAGTATTTTAATTTTGATGTTGGAACAGGAGAAGCAACAGATGCAATTAATATAGATGTTGCAGGTTCAGAAGTTAATGAAGTTAGACATTTTTTATCTGGTAAAGAATTACAAGTGTTTACAGATAGTGGAGAATTTTATATTCCAAAAGCAAATGATCTTTCAATTACTCCTGGAAATGTAACTGTTTTAAAACAAACTCCATATGGATGTAATAATGCTGCACCACTTATGTTTGATCAAGCAGCAGTATTTGCACAAAAAACTGGTAAGTCAATTAGAGAATTTGTTTATTCAGATATGGAAGATGGTTATAAATCAACAGCTATATCTTTACTTTCACAACATTTAATAACTAATCCAAAACAAATAGCTGTATTAAAAGGTAGTAATTTTAGACCAGAACAATATGCGTTTTTTCTTAATACACAATTACCAAAACAAGATTTTGAATCAACATTAAGTGAACCTAATGAAAGTAATCCAAATGTAGGATCGTTAGCTGTGTTTCATTCTGTAAGAGATGAAAAATTAACAGGTTGGACTTTATGGACAACAGAAGGTACTTCAACTCAAACAAGTAATATTGACACATTTGAATCTATTATATCATTAAACGAAAATTTAATTTGTGTTACTAGAAGAACATTACAAGGTGGTACACATTTTATATTAGAAAAGTTTGGTGGTGATGATCGTGTTTCATTAGATATGCAAACTACTTCGATAGTAAGTCAAAGAGGATCTCCAAAAGTTCAAGGAGCAAGTCAATCAGGAACTGTATTAAAAGTAGATGGTTTTACTTCAGCACCTAAAGTGGGAGAATCAATTAGCATAGCTGGTATTAGTACAGAGTTTTTTATAGAAGCTGTTACTAATGTAAGTAGTGGATCTTATAATTTAGTTTTAAGTGTAACACTTCCTTCATCTCCAAGTAATAACGCAACTGTTACAATAATAAAAGGTTACACACATTCTGTTAATGCAGAATATAATAGCAATAAAATATTTGCAGTAAATGGAAATAGTTCTTTAGGAGAATTTTTAGTAGACGCATCAACATCTACAATTGAATTAACTACTCCTTGCAAAACAGGAGTTAAAGTAGGTTTTAATTATACATGTATTGTAGAAACAATGCCTATTGATAAAGAATTACCCGAAGGCCCATTAACTGGAACACCAAGAAGAATATCAAGAGCTATTATTGATATTAACTCTGCTTTAAATTTAACTGTAAAAGCTGCTGATAAAGATCCTAAATCATTAATAATTCAACAAGTTAATTTTACTGGTGGCAGTGATTTAGTTCCTTTTACAAATAAAAAAGAATTTTTCTTTATGGGTTATGATAATAACCCAACAATTACTTTATCTCAAAATCAACCATTACCTTTAAAAATATTAGGTATGAATGTGGAGGTTGTTTTCGCATGAGTGCAGATCCAGTTACATTAGCAATTATATCTACTGCTGTACAAGGTGTAGGTACATATTCACAATTACAAGCACAAAAAGCTGGAAACAAAGCAGCAATTGCAAATTATGAAAGAGAAAAAAAATTTAATGAATTAAAAGCATTACAAGATTCTAACGATGTATTAGATGAAGCAAGAAGAAAACGTAAACAAAATTTAGCTATTGTTGCAGGATCTGGATATAGCGATGATAGTGGAAGTTTTTTAACTACTCAAAAAGAAATAGAAAGAATAGCTGCACAAGATCTTTCAAACATAAACATAAATCTTTTAAGTGGAAATGCTAAAATAAATTCAGCAATTTATACAACAAGAGTTATGGGCAAAGCTCAAAAATATGGAGCTTATGCTAAAATAGGTGCAGGAGCATTTAGCACTTATTCTTATAGTCAATCATATAAACCAAGAGGACAATATAGGGGTGGTATGCAAGATGATGGTAATTATTATGATCCTTATGATCCAGGACAAACGGAGTAATTTATGGCATTAAAACAAGGTAAAAAACAAGTTGGTTTACAAAGTGGAAATATTAGTTTGCCACAATTTCCTACTACAACTATTACTGCTCAAATTGCAAAACCAATATCTGAAATTGTAGATACCTTTCAAAAAAAAGCAGAAACAGATGCAAGAATAGGATGGCAATCTGATTTTAATCAAAAAACAAGAGATTATTATTTGCAATTACAAGAAAAATTTGAATTTGATCCAGAAGGAATGAAAAATTCAATAGACACTTATTCTAAAACTTTATTAAAAAAAACACCTAATGCATATAAAGAATATGCACAAAATGTATTAGCACAAAAAAATCTTCATAATTTATCTTATGC